ACACCATAATCACTGACATCAAGATTCTCTGTGTTACCGCTCCAGTTATCGGAACGGGAGATATTGGTTATGAGGTTGGAACGTCTACCTCTGGCGCACAGATAGTAGCGGCTGTAACGGATGAAATCCTTGACGGTGGAACCACTGTCGTTGTCGGCAACGTGACAACTACTACATTGGTAGCAACGACGCAGAGCGCAACCACTGCTCCAGTTTCCGCCCAATATACGTCCGCAGAACGGACCATCTTCTGCAACATCACCAACACGGTGGACGCAACCACAGCGGGCTCTTTTACGTTCATTGTTGAGTACGTGCAGGTCGCGTAGTTTAAGTGGGGGGAGAAAACTCCTCTCCTTAGAAGGAGGTCACGATGGCTGACGCAGTAACATCTCAAACAATTTCGGACGGTCCGAAATATGCGGTAATGAAGTTTACTAATGTTTCAGACGGTACGGGTGAAGACGCTGTTACTAAGGTAGATGTTTCCGGTTTGGATAACAGTGCAGATGGTGACACTTGCACGGGAGTTATTATTGAGCGGATCTGGTGGCAGTGCATAGGCATGAAGCTTCAGATATTGTGGGATGCATCGACCGACGCGTTTTGCATAGAGCTTGGTGAGAACCAAAGTGGAAATCACGATTACACTGTTTTTGGCGGTCTTACGAATAACGCGGGAAGCGGTAAAAACGGTGATATTAAGTTTACCACTGTTGGGCACACTTCCGCCGATACGTACACCGTTATTTTGTATATGCGGAAACAGTTTAGCTAGAGGTAACAAGTGGCTCGGGTGGGTGCATCCGGGCCACTCAAACTTCAGGGTACTGATCTATGGCTACAACAAAAGACGTTAAACGTCTGCCTTCGGGTCGAATTAGCTATCGCGGAGAAACTTTTGGGGGTTTTAACAAACCCAAGCGTACTCCCGGTAAATCAAAGAAAAGTGCTGTTTTGGCTAAGAAGGGCACCGAAATCAAACTGGTTCGATTTGGCGATCCAAATATGTCCATCAAGAAGAACCAACCAAAACGCCGTAGTAATTTTAGGTCTCGCCATTCCTGCGATACAGCCAAGGATAAATTTAGCGCCCGTTATTGGTCTTGTAAGGCTTGGTGATCCAATGTCCGAGCCCAACCTTCAAGAAATCGATAAAAAAGTCACGGTGATTGAGGCTATTCTCAATCGGCTAGAAACAAATCACATAGCTCATCTTGAAAAGGACGTAGCCTCTCTAGACAAAAAAGTATGGATGATTTTGGGCGGCATCACTATTCAGCTTACAGCTTTGTTAATTTCTGTTGTGGGGGCCGTTTTGGCATTTATAGCATGACAAGTCGCGTTAAACTGGGAGCCGGAGCCTGTAAGCCCGTAAGGATGCGTAGGGGCGGCGTAGTACGTAAGAAAAAGGGCGGCACAATTTGCCCCGAAGGCAAAGCTTGGGCAAAGCGAACTTTTGACACATACCCCTCGGCCTACGCTAACCTAGCGGCGTCCAAGTATTGTAAAGATCCTAATTACGCCAAAAAATCCAAAGGCGGTAAGCGGAAGGGTCGTTAAATGGGAAAGTTAAAGGAGTGGTTAGATGAAGATTGGGTTCGAATTGATAGCTCCGGTAACATCGTGGGTGAGTGCGGGACATCAAAAGATAAAAAAAACCCTGACCGATGCCTTCCTCGCAGCAAAGCTCAAAGTCTTAGCAAAAGTGAAAGAGCTGCTACAGCGCGTAAAAAAAAGAGCGGCGGATCTAAAGGAAAAACTGTTGTCTCCAATACGAAGGCTGCAAAAGTAAGACGTATGCGAAAGGGCGGATCTCCGGGGGATCTTCGTTTCCACAAAGGTTGCGGGGCGGTAATGGACGAGCGCCGTAAAAGAACACGGTACGCCTAATGGATTTTTTAGTCGGTCGCGAAAAAGATATTTATATGGAAATAAGAGCATGGTCTAAACACGCTCTTGAAGGGGCCTCTGCCGTCTTTAACAACCTTCCTCCGTGCCCCTATGCGCGAAGAGGTTGGGAGGACGACAAAGTTCTTGTTTTGTTTAAACACGAGTCTGGATACCAAACTCTTTACAAGATAATTTCAGAGTTTGTAGATCGGTACGATCTAGTGCTGTTGGTGGAAACCGCCTTTACGAAAGAACCCGAGGATTACCACCAATACCTAAGTGATCTAAACGACGCTATTTCGGAGGGTTTTTTTATTGATAGAGATATGTGGGTTATGGGTTTCCATCCATCCGACGATCCATCAGAACAATTTAATGATGGCGTTTTCCATCCTTTGGTAGAAGACGAATATGCCCTTACTTTTATCCAGAGGCTTTCGAAACTGCAACAATCGGCAGACAAGCTCAAGGAAAAGGGGTACTATGAGGAATGTGCGGCGGAGACAGACGCTTTAGAGCTTTATGAACGACGAGAACGCCTATACCGGCGTTTAATAGGAGACTAAAATGGCGATGAAGCCAAGAGTTAAGTTAGGTCGCGGCGGACCGGTTAAGCAAATGCGTGGCGGTGGCATGGTTAAGAAAATGCGCGGCGGTGGCATGGTTAAGAAAATGCGTGGCGGCGGCATGGTTAAGAAAATGCGTGGCGGCGGCATGGTTAAGAAGAGAAAGTGAACTAGCTGATGGCGGTCTCCGGGAGCACCGACTTTGAACTCGATGTATCGGACTACATCGAAGAAGCTTTTGAGCGTTGTGGTCTTGAAGTTCGTACTGGGTACGATCTCAAGACCGCAAAGCGTTCGCTTAACCTTTTGTTGGCTGAGTGGGCTAACCGGGGCCTAAACGCGTGGACAATCGCGCAACGATCTCAGGCGCTTACGGAAAGCGACGGCGAATACACTATTGGGACAGATGTTATTGACATCTTATCTGTTGTGGTTCGTCGCGACAGCACCGACTATTCATTGGATCGTCTTAGTCGGGAAGAGTATCTAAACATCCCCACGAAAACGACAGAGGGTCGCCCATCCCAATTCTTTCTGGATCGTCAGATTAGCCCCAACCTCAAGATCTGGCCAATTCCCGAAAACAGTACCGACGTTCTTTTTTATGACGCGTTAACGCGTATGGACGACGCGGATGCGTTTACCAATACGATGGAAATTCCCTTCCGCTTTTACCCCTGCCTTGCAGCCGGGCTGGCCTATTACATCGCTATTAAGCGTTCTCCACAACGTGTGCAGCTTTTGAAAGCCGTGTACGAGGAGGAAATGGAGCGGGCCATTCAGGAAGACAGGGACAGGGCCTCGTTTACTATTGAACCCGCTTACCAGTATCTTAGGTAGCCGTCATGCCTAAGTTTGCCACAGGAAAAAACTCTTACGCTATTTCAGACCGTTCTGGTCAGCGTTATCGCTATCAAGACATGCGAAAAGAGTGGAATGGGCTATTGGTGGGCAAGGATGAGTACGAGCCCAAGCATCCGCAACTATACCCATTTCCACCCGTTACGGACCCGCAGGCATTGAAGAACGCTCGACCGGATCGCGTAGAACCTATGGATGTCCCGGTCGGCGGAGGCGGATTTCCCGACCGAGGTGTAGACACGCACCTTGTCTCTAGCGTTGGCTTTGTGACTGTGGTGACGACATGACCTATACCTACTCTGAGCTTAAACAAGCTATTCAGGATTACACAGAAAACGACGAAACAACTTTTGTCAACAACCTGAATAACTTCATCAAAAACACTGAGGAGAGAATTCTCAAAAGTGTTCAACTTACGGTGTTTCGTAAAAACGCCACGGGAACGACAACGTCTGGAAATCAATTTCTTGCGGCCCCCGCGGACTTTTTGGCCCCGTTTTCGCTGTCTATCACTAACGGATCCAACAAAGAGTTTCTCTTGTACAAAGACGTAAATTTTGTGCAGTCGGTTAACCCAAACTCGTCTACTACCGGAACCCCAAAATACTACGGTTATTTTGACGTTAGCAATTTCATCTTGGCCCCAACCCCAAACGCCAACTTTACGGCGGAAATTCATTATCTGTATCGCCCCGACAGCCTAACCACACAGGGAGACTCTGGCACAACGTGGTTAAGCCAAAACGCGCCGGTCACCTTGTTGTACGGCTGTCTCGTAGAGGCGTACACTTTTATGAAGGGAGAGCCCGACGTAATACAAAACTACGCCCAGCAGTTTGTTAACAGCTTGGGGCAGTTGAAAAACTACGGCGAAGCCATTGAAGATACCGATGCGTATCGCACGGGTCTAATTGTACGAGATAAAATCTGATGTTTGAGTTTGATGTAAGTATTTCGGAAGAACCTATTGTAACGGTAAAAACCACGGAAAACCGAGGTTTTTCTCCGGAAGAGGTGGCCGAAAGATGCGTTGAAAAGTTAATTTCTGTTTCAGATACGGCTCATCCGGCTCTTCGCGACCAAGCTCATGCTTTCAAACGGCATATGGAAACGGTAGTAGCTTTTTATATGAGAGAAGCCATAAAAAGTGATAGAACTACAACTTACAGCGCTCTGTGTGAGGCGGGGCACCCTGAACTTGCAGAAGCTATAAGGAGGCTCTGATGGCAATTACGCAGGCAATGTGTACGTCGTTTAAGAAAGAGTTAATGACGGCAACACACAATTTTACAAATTCCTCCGGAAATACTTTCCGATTAGCTCTTTACACAAGCTCGGCATCGTTGTCCGCTTCTACTACCGCGTACACAACTTCAAACGAAGTAAGCGGCACCGGGTATACTGCCAAGGGCGCGGCATTGACTAATGTAACTCCGACCAGCAGTGGCACAACGGCGCTGACAGATTTTTCGGACGTAACCTTTTCGTCGGCCACCATTACGGCAAACGGCGCAATGATCTTTAACGATTCCGCTTCGGGAGATCCTGCGGTAGTTATTTTGGCGTTTGGCGGTGACAAGACCTCTACTGCGGGGGATTTTACCGTTCAGTTCCCAACCGCTGATGCAAGTAACGCGATCATTCGCATTGCTTAATTAAGGAACTGGGGCCGTGGCAAATATAACAGGCTGGGGCCGAGGTACGTGGTCAGAAGGCGCGTGGGGGGAACCAATCCCGGTTGCCCTGACGGGCCTTTCTGCTACGGGCAGCGCAGGCTCCGTCACCGTAGCAGTGTCGATAGATGCCCCGGTTACGGGCCTTTCTGCTACGGGTAGTGTTGGTTCTGTTACGGTAACAGGAGCCGCGGTAGAGGCGGTTACGGGCCTTTCTGCTACAGGCAGCACAAACTCGGTTACTGTTACGGGTGTTGCGAATGTAGCGGTTACGGGCTCCGGCGCTACGGGCGGCGTTGGCTCCGTTACAGTAGCCGTACATAAGGATGTTCCTGTTAGTGGTTTGTCCGCAACGGGTTCTTCTGGTAAAGTTACAGTGTGGGGAACCATAATTCCTGACCAAAACCCCGACTGGGGGACAATTACACCAAGTCAAAGCCCCAGTTGGGCGGATATAGCGGCATAAGGACAGAGTAATGACTTCCTCCTATACTTTAAATTTAGGAATTGAAAAACCCGCCACCGGAGATCAATCGGGCACGTGGGGTGACACCACAAACACTAACATGGACATTATTGATCGTGCCATTAACGGCGTGGGCGCGATTACTTTAAGCGGCACAAGTCATACGCTTACGACCTCGGATGGTTCGCTTACTGATGGCATGTATAAGGTTCTTGTCTTAGGGGGATCTCCTTCTGGCACAAACACCATTACAATTAGCCCAAATGACCAAGACAAATTGTATTTTGTCGTTAATAGCTCGGGTCAGACCGCAACCTTTACCCAAGGTAGCGGGGCTAACGTAAGTGTTTCTAATGGCGACACTAAGCTGATTTATGCTGATGGCGCGGGGTCCGGAGCCGCGGTCTTTGATTTTACGGCCAATCTGGCTATGAGTTCGGTAAACATTACGGGTGGCTCGGTCACGGGAATTACGGATCTTGCCGTAGCTGACGGCGGTACAGGTGCTTCTACCTTTACCGACGGCGGAGTGCTGCTGGGCTCTGGTTCTGGCGCTATTACTGCGATGGCAGTACTGGGCGACGGTGAAATGATCGTAGGTGACGGCACGACCGACCCGGTTGCAGAAAGCGGCGCAACTCTAAGAACTTCTATAGGGGTTGGAACCGGTGACAGCCCTCAATTTACCGGAATAAATGTGGGTCACGCCACGGACACTACTGTAACTAGGGCCAGCGCAGGTAATCTTAACATAGAAGGTAATCTTGTTTATCGCGCAGGAGGCACGGATGTACCGGTAGCTGATGGCGGCACGGGCGCAAGCACTCTCACAGCCAACGGTGTACTTTACGGTAACGGCACAAGCGCGGTTGCGGCTACCGCTGTTGGAACTGACGGACACGTCTTAACATCTAACGGCTCTGGTTCTGCTCCGACGTTTCAGGCCGCTGCTGGGGGAATAGACGTTTATTGTGGCGGCAATGTCTTTGAAGGCACCACAACCATCAGTCGGGCAACTTTTACAAACGTCGCGTTCACAGAAACTGCCGATTCAGGCACCGTTTTTGATGGCACAACATTTACGGTGCCAAGCGGCGAGGGCGGCGTGTATCAGCTTTTGGCATATGTAGCTGCCAGCTACACATCTATCGGAAACGACGGCGAGGCCGAATACATTCGTTTTTTAAAGGGCGGCTCGACCGCACTCGGAACAAACGGGCAGCTTCGGAATACGCATTCTGAACGCTACGGTGCGATCTCAACTGACTTCATCGGCACCCTATCTGCCGGTGACACAATCGTCGTGCAAGCAATGTTCAATGACGGCGACGGCAGCGGAAATGCGGCCATCTATTACGCCGGGTTCTCAGCGATAAAGGTGGCATAAATGGCAGAAATAGCAAACCAGATTGAAGCTTACGTTGGTCGTAAGGTCGATTTTTTCGACGAGGTGGAGCTGGTCCAACAAGACGACGGCAGCATCGAAATCACGAAATGGGCTGTAGAGGGCAAAAGCAAGCCGACGGCGGACCAGCTTGCCGCTGTTGACGCTGCCGCTGATGCGGCGGTCGCGGCTGCGCGGGTTGCAGCAAACCGCCGCGCGGCATACCCGTCGATTGGCGACCAGCTTGACATGATTTTTTGGGACGGCGTCAACGAAACAAGCACGTGGGCTGACGCCATTGCCGCTGTAAAAGCAGCGCACCCCAAACCTTCTTAATTTACGGCATCTGGAAGTCGGATGACCCTTACAAAACTTCAGTTTGAACCCGGAGTAAACACAGAAACTACCGCCTATTCTAACGAAGGCGGTTGGAACGACTGTGACAAGGTTCGATTTCGTTTCGGGTATCCAGAAAAAATTGGTGGTTGGGAAAAATACGCTAGTTCTACCCTTGAGGGCACTCCAAGATCGCTTCACGCGTGGCGAACGCTTAACAATAGCGAGCTTATGGGCATTGGCACTAACAAGAAATTTTATGTGGAAGAAGGCGGATCTTATTCCGACGTAACGCCTCTTCGAACCACTACTACAAACGCAACTACTTTTGCGGCTAGCGATGGCTCCTCTACAGTTACCGTAACGGACAACGGTCACGGCGCTATTGTAGGAGATTTTGTTACTTTTTCTGGCGCGGCAACTCTTGGCGGAACAGTAACAGCAACCGTCCTTAATAAAGAGTACGAAATTCAAACGGTTCCGACATCTAACACCTACACAATTACCGTAGCGGTTACAGCAAATAGCTCAGACTCCGGTAATGGAGGGGGTTCGGTAACCTCGGCGTATCAGATCAATATCGGTATCGATAGCGTTGTTCAAGGCAACGGTTGGGGCGCAGGAACGTGGGGTCGCGGAACGTGGGGATCGGCAGCTACGACGGTGGCGGGCGGCGGATCTATTCGTATCTGGAAGCAAGATAATTTTGGCGAAGACCTTGTCTTTAATATCCGGGATGGCAGCGTTTATTACTGGGACTTTAGCTCTGGTCTTACAACCCGTGCGGTAACTCTTTCCAGTTTAGGTTCTTCCGCACCGACGGTGGCGCGTCAGGTTCTGGTCTCTGACCGCGACCGTCACGTTATTGCCTTCGGGTGTAATGCCGAGGGAAGCTCCACGCAGGACAAACTTTTGGTCCGATTTAGCGACCAAGAGAACGCGACGACTTGGACAGCAACAGCAGAAAATACGGCGGGTGATCTGGTTGTTGGTAACGGCTCTGAAATTGTTCAGGCGGTTGAGACGCGCCGCGAAATTGTAATTATCACCGACGCGTCAGTGCACTCGATGCAGTTTATTGGTGCACCCTTTACGTTTGGTCTTAACCAAATAAGCGCTAATACTACAATTATGGGCCCCAACGCAGCGGTAGCCGTTGGAGACGCGGTGTTCTGGATGGGTCGTGACCGGTTTTATTTGTACGATGGTCAGGTTAAAGCGTTACCGTGCACGGTTCGCGACACGGTGTTTGAAGACTTTAATAATTCGCAAGGCGAAAAGGTGTTTGCGGCAATAAACACATCTTTTGGAGAGGTTACGTGGTTTTATCCGTCTTCGAGCTCTAGCGATAACGACAAGTACGTTACCTTCAATTATGAGCAGAACATTTGGTACTTTGGTTCTTTGGGCCGTAGTTGCTGGCTGGACAGAGGGTTAAAAGAATTTCCCGTCGCAGGTTCCAGTAACCTATACCTGTACAACCATGAAATAGGTGCAGACGACGACGGCTCTGCTTTTACTGCATATATAGAGTCTAGCCCGGTGGACATTGGAGAAGGGGACAAGTTTTTGTTTGCCCGACGCCTAATACCCGACATCAGCTTTGCTAATTCAACGTCTCAAGCACTTCAGCAAGCTACTTTTACTATAAAAACAGAGCGGTTCCCCGGCACGGGTTACACAACCTCTACTGCTACGACGGTGGGTCAATCTGCAACGCAGAATAACATTCGGGCACGGGGACGCTCTTTTGGGATCCGCGTCGAGAGCGATGGACTGGGTGTTGCGTGGCGATTAGGATCGCCGAGGCTTGATGTCCGACCGGATGGAGCAAGATAATGCCCCGCGGTCTTGTTCCACCTCGCTTTGCGGTCCCCCCGGAAACGTATAACAGCACCTATTTTGATGACATGGTGCGTTTGCTTTCGACGTATATTATCCAAATGCAGCAGCCGGGCGAAATGCGAGCTACTGTGGGCACATTTACAGCACTTTCCACCAATGACGTAGGCTTAGAGCAGGGGGCCCTGTTTGAAGTTGATGGTTTTGTTAAGATTTCTAGGCTTTCTAACCCGCATGTGGCGGGATCCAGCGGCGCAAGCGCGGTGGGTTCTGTTACGGTATTGACCCCATAGGTGCTTTAAATGTCTGATTCTGATGTAATTGTGATGGGTGACGGCTCTCGTTGGAGCCCATCTACGTCTCGTGAGGCGGTAAAATGCGCTTTTTGTGGTAACTTAGTAGATACGCCGGAGGAAATTCTCAGCTATCCTAGCGGGAATTGTCCGTCTTGCGGTAAGGCGTGGACTGGCAGCGAAGAAAAAAGTATATTTATACAAGTAACAGTGCCTGAAGCTTTAGGCGGCGGAGCAGGATAATGGCGTTACCAGCAAAGAAAGAACCAGAAGAGGTAATTATCCCCGACGGGGGTATTGCCGACTTCATCATTTCGGATGAAGATTTTGAGGAGCTTGCTCGTCAGGAGGCTAGCAAGACCTACGGCGCTGCCGGTATTGCAGAGTTTCAGGAGCAGGCTTCCCGCATGGCCAAGTATGGCCGCGGCGGAGACCAGTTTGTAGCCCATTTGGCTCCGGGCGAGATTATTGTTCCTGCTCCTCTTATTGAAAACAACCCGGAACTGCGCGACTCTATTTTTGGGCACCTGCGCGAGATGGGCATTGAAAACCCGGAGCAGTATGTTGTTGGCGCTTCGGCTAACTCCATCAACCCGGAAACGGGCCTTATGGAGTTTGGTTTTCTTTCTAAGGTGTTCAAAGGCGTCAAGAGGGTTGTCAAAGGGGTCGGCAAGGTTCTCAAGAAGGCCGCTCCGATTATTCTGCCGATCATTGGTACGGCGGTTCTTGGTCCGGTTTGGGGCGCGGCGCTTGGTTCGGGTATTGCCACCTTGATTAACGGCGGTAGTTTAAAAGACGCTGCTATCAGTGCTGCAATTTCTGGGGGCACGGGCGCAGTAGTCTCGGGCTTTGGCGGGCCCGGTAATTTCGGTCAAAACGTATCGCAGGCTATGGACGCCGGAAGCTACCTGAACACGGTAGGTTCCCGCCTAGGCTCCACAATTGATAGCGGAGAGTTCTTCAGCGAAGGGTCGGTCTTCGGTCGTCCGGGTGCCGCGACGACGGGTGCGCCGACTACAGGTGGCCCCGATACCTTTAGCGCCTCGACCCTACCTGACGTTCCTGCTGCGGGTTCGCCCACCGGCGTGGACGTGGCTTCCGCGGACTTGAGTTATATGCCGGACGTAAGCGGTGTCCCGGCAGCCGGTCCGTCTCCGAGCCCTGAAACAATGCGAGCACTTCAAAGCGGACGAGTAAACGCAGCAGCCACCACGGTTTCTCCTCTTGACACTTCGGTTGCGGTTCCCAAACTCAAGCCGACTGTGCCTACACCCGTATTTGATACACCGGTGTACGGTGACACGTTTACCTCCAGTTTTCCTGATGTTAACTACGGTGTTCCTAGCGGAGCCGGTACGGTTAGCGGAGATATTTATCCCACGTTACCCGATCTACCCTCGCAACCCGGCCTTGTAGACCGCTCTGTGGCTGCCGTTCAGGATTATGGCACAAGACTGGCTGAAGAGCCCTTGACCACGCTAGGTGATACGTTCTTCCCGTCCGGGCCAACCGCAACAGAAATAACAAACACCCCTGACTATGCCGCGTTACTTAAAAAAGGGGTTAGCCCGGATGTGGCTCTTAAAACACTTCAATCCCAAATGAGCCCCGGCCTTTTCCAAAGAACTCTTCCTCTCGCCGCTGCGGGAACCTTGGGCGCTGCGGCCTTTGGCTTGTTCGACACCCCGGTTCCAACGGAAGAAGAACTTTCTCCTCTTGGCCTGAAAAGAGGACCGACCGGAGCAGACCTTCTAGCCGCGGACGTGGCAGCAGGCGGCACGCAGTATACGCTTCCGACCGCGGCCATCACGCCAACTTCTGCTACGGGCCCGACCACGGTCGCCAGCGCTTACGGGCTTCCGGAATCCCCGCAAGTTGCAAGTCTTCAGGAATATCTGGCCCGCCAGCGTGAACGCCTACAAAACCCCTTTGGTCCAATGCGTGCGGCAGAAGGCGGAGAAGTTTACCCGCGCCGAAATGGCGGCATCATGCCTTACGAAGGCACTCCGAACGAAGACAGCGTTCGTGCCCTGCTAATGCCGGGCGAATTTGTAATGACCACGAATGCCGTCAAGGGCGCGGGTAACGGTAATCTAAATAACGGTATCGACAACATGTATGGTATCATGCGTGGCCTTGAGCGGCGCGGAAGGGCTATGTCGTAATGGCTGAAACACAAGAAATAATCCAACGGGAAGCCCCGGAAATTGAAGCCCTCAAGCTGGGGCTTCTACAGTCTGCCAAAGATCTTGCCGATCAGCCTATCACCCTGCCGAACCAGCAGGTTGCAGCGCCTTCGGGTCTTCAGGAAGCCGCTTTTGGTCTTAGCGAAGCCGGTATAGGCGCGTATCGTCCGTATCTGGAAGAAGCTGGCCTTACAATGGGCGAGGGCTATGCCCCGATCACGGGTGCTCAACAGCAAGCCATTGATTACATTCAGCCCGGCGTAGCCACGGGTCAAAGCATGTTGTCCGCGGGCGCTGGTCCGATTACCGGTGAGATGATTCAGGGTTACATGAACCCCTACCAGCAGGCGGTTCAAGACGAAATCAACCGGGCCTACAACATTCAGGCGGCGCAGAGCGGCCTGCAAGCCGCGGGCGCGGGTGCGTTTGGCGGGGGCCGTGCGGCCATTTCCGAAGCCGAAATAAACCGTAATCGAGCTTCGTCCCTTGCACAGGCGCAGGCGCAGAACTTTCTTCAAGCCCAGCAGGCGGCACAGAACCAACTGCTTCGTCAGCAACAGGCCGGTCAGCAGATCGGGTCTCTTGGTTTGCAGGCGGGTCAGCAGGTTGGGACTTTAGGACTTCAGACTGGCGAGGCGCTTGGAACGCTCGGCCTGCGACAGTCCGCCCTTGGCGAAACGCTCTCCGAGCGTCTTCTGCGCGAGCAGCAAGGCGTCTTCGAAATGGGTGCGCGTCAGCAGGCCCAGCAGCAAGCCGAGCTTGAAGCGCAGCGTCAGGGCGAACTTGCTCAGTTGTACGAACCTTATCAGCGCGTTTCGTTCTTGTCGG